TAATTGTAATAGTTCCTGTTACATAAACATTATTTAAAGTACAAGTGCCTGTTATAGTTACATTACCATTAACTACTGAATTTTCTATTAAACCTGAACTAAAAGTAGTATCTGCATTATAAATTCCACTTGCTATTATAGGACTTCCCCATTTAGATATATAATAATTATAATAAGTAGTACCAACAGTAATATTAAAGTATTTAAAATAAGTATAATACTCTACTATTACAGGTGTTGTTATATTATCATAAATACCTGTTCCACCCGTTCCTAAATTCATTAATTGTAAAGTAGATGTACCTGATATATTTTTACCTGAAGTAATAGGATTATTAGCACTGAAAGTTCCACTTGTTACTATATTTTCTAATGTTCCATTACCTCCATTATAAGTAAATACCCAACTACAATTAGAACCTCCTCCAACTATTGTTGAATTTTTAACTGTTCCTGCAAATCCTCCATAATTTAAACCAAATCCTGTATTTGAAAAATTAGGTAAATATGCTACTATATTATCAAATACTTGATTAGCACCATAAAAACTAATTGAGGTTGCACTCGCAGTTGCTTGATTGTAAATAGAAACATCTTTTACATTACAAGGACAAGCAAATAAAGCTATGGTAAATCCTAAATTTCCAAAAGTTATACTTCCTGTTCCATATATATATAATGTAGATGAACCTATAAAATTATAAGTACCGCAATTCATTGTCTTACCATTTAGATTAAGACTTATTTTATTTGATATTGTAGTTTGTCCTGTCATTGTAACTGTACCAACAGCAATCATATCATAATAACCATTAGATTGAGCAGTTAATATATCAGCAAAAGTTCCACCTGAACCAATAGTTACAACTTTACCTAAATTAGATTGAGGAATCCATTTATCAGTTATATTATCGTAAATTATAGTATTCCCACCAACAAGACCTGTTTCATTTACAGGTTTAGTTCCTAAGTTTCCTGTATAAGTAATCCAAGAACTACCATTATACATTTGATAAGTTCCTGTTGTTGTATTTTTAATTATGTATCCTTCAATAATACCTACTAAAGCATTTCTTTCTGTTGTAGTATAAGAAGGATATGGTATTGCTTGTATCTGTTTCATATTATTCAGTTGTATTAATTATAAATTTATCACCATTGTTATTATATTCTAAAACTATTCCTAAAATAGCATCATTATATATCTTCTTATGTATAGTGCTATTTGTTAATGCTGCTATTGATATTGGACCAAATACTATACTTGAACCATTAATATTAGCACTAACTTCTGTATTATTACTTCCATTTGGAAATGCAAAACCATAAGTGTTGTAACCTAAATGAATTGAATTACAACTAACAAATGGATTATAATATTTACTATCATAAAATGTTATGTTATTTGAGGTATCTATTCTTTTAGTTATTACTCCTTTATAACCAACTCCAAATCTATATTCTAATGTATCATTTGGATATGTCGCAGATGCTATATTATTATAAAATGTATTTGTTGAACTTGCTTTTAATAAAATTACTTCAATTGAACCTAATACATTTGTTTTAAAATCAGATATAATATATATCTTACCAATACTTAATTCATTAGCCGTTACTTTAATTAATAAGTTTGCATAGGTTATTATTTCATAAAAAGATACTGCTGCAACTTTATCATCTACATACTTTTTATCTACTATATGTAAATCACTTGTAAATGTTTTACTTGCATTATAACTTTGTATTGCTTCAAATGTATTTGCATCTTTTACACTCGCTATACTATCAATCAAATCAATTAAGTGTTCTCGTAATACTTCTCCTGTTATCTCCTCATTTGCATTAGTTGTTATCTTATTTGCATTGAGGTTCTTTAACTGTACTTTGTTATATATTGCCATTTTTTACATTATTATCTTTGAATTATATACTTATTTAGTGTATTTTGTTGTATTATTAACGTTATTTTTAAAAAGATAGGTAAACTATTGTGAATTAATAGAGTGCCTTAAAATTATAAAAACAAGTCATTTATTTTAACTTTAAGTGCCTGTAAATCAGCAATAACCGTAGGCAATAAAACTACTGTCGGACTTGTAAATATATTAGGTTCTAATAACACATCTACAACCTCAAGTAACAAATCCTTTAATGTTAGTGCATCATTACCTATTGTTATTTTATTTACACTTGCTACTTCTATTTGTTCTTTATCAATCGTTATGTTTGAACCATTTTTAATACCTAAATATATTTTATCTACATTAAGTATCCTAAATGTATTATCAGTTTCAACACCTCCTATTGTAAACTTTCCATTGTTTTTAGTACTTACATTATACTCGGATATGTTATTGAAATTAACTTTTGCTTTACCATCTTCAACTAATACTTGAATTGTAGTAGGTTCTCCTACATCATTTAATACTTCCATAACTGTATATTCAGCATTGGATATTAAGTTTATAAATGCTTCTTCTTTACTTAGAAATGTTACTATAACACTACTTCCTTTTTGTGGAACTGTATAATTCTTACCTAATGGGTCAGCACTTAATCTTACATTATTTAATTCAACACCATCTAATAAAGTAACATCACAAAGGTAAGGTTTATCTATATAGTTATTCTTAAATATACCAACCTTTGAATATAGTTCGTCTTGTGTCTTTACTAAGTTCTGTATTAATTCCTTTATTGTATTCATTTATGTATTATTGTTTTAGTATTTTATTTATATCGGCTTTATTTGTATTTAATTTCTCAATTATTACAGGGGAAATAGTATAAGTTATAGGTATTGCATTATCTATTACAGAACTATTTAATAGTAGTTTATTTAAATCAATAAGTATGTCATATAAAGAATTTGTTATAGTATTAACTTCTTTATATGTAGTATATGAGTTAGTAACTCCAACAACTTCAGTTAAATCTTTAAGTCCATTTTCATATATCGCAAACTCATCTTCTAATATCTTAATTATACCTATACTATATTGATTTAACCAATTCTCTAAAGCAATTAGTAAGTTTTCAACATTATCATTCTTAATATTTTTGAAATATTTACTACCAAGTTCTTCTTGCAATTCAAATACTTTATTTATATTTGCTAATTCACTACCTGTAAATCCTCTTACAATATCATTTACATAAGATACAACACTTAAATTAAAATTAAAACCATAATATATACCAAATGTATAAATGTCAGATGCTGAATAACTACTAACTTTTATATGTTTTTCTAACAACTTTACATAATCTCTTATGAACTTATAAAATACATCAATATAATCCTTATCATATAAGTCTATAATAGTATTAAGTGAAGTTGTATTTTCATTATTAACTACTGTAAGACATTCAATATAATAATCATCTACATCTGATTTATCTCTTCCATTAAGTTTACCATTTATTTGTTTTGGCAGTATTGCTTTATTAAATTTATTATAAACATCATTTTCATTTATAAAAGTATCTAATGTTTCAAATCTAATACTACCACCTAATAAACCTTTACGAAGATTTGTATAATTAGTTTCAACACCACTTAATACAATTCCATTACTTGCATATTCTTTTAAAAATTTATCGTACTCTTCGGTAGTTATTACAACTTCAACTATCCCACCTTTAAGATATTCTTTAATTAGGTATATTTCAAACTTCATAGTGTTTTTTCCCAAACTATATAGTTTAGCCATAACACAAAGCATATAATCACCTATTAAATTATAAGTTGCATAATCATTAACATTATAAATACCTTTATAATAAAAACTTGCTGTTTTACTATCAAGTAAAGCTAATGCTTGTTTAGAGTTTTTAAATGAATTAGTTATTGCAAAACTAAGACCCCATTCACTTGCTTCTCGTATCTTCTTAATCTTATTATAAAATGTAGTCTTTAAAGTTTCATTAAGTTTTTTACTAACTATTGTTTCAGTAATAACATCAAAAGTATTTTCTATGGTTTCTACTTTAAACTTATGTATTGCTATTCTACTATCTTCTTTAACTTTAATACTTATATTATCTTTATCTAATAATATAGTATTATTGTTACTATCTAATAGGATACTATTAATATTGCTTATTGTTATATTTGTAATATCATCAAAATCTTCTATATTTAATATGTTATTCTCACTATTATTTATATTAAAAGCATCAATATTATCAAATTTAACTGCATCTGTTAATTGTATCTTTATGTCATTTGCTGCAATAACAACAGTAGTTAATTTACTAAATAATGCAACAAAACCTAATTCCTTTGATAAGAATGTTACTATTACATAACTACCTACTTTTGGTATTTTATAACTTTGTGATTTATTTAATGCACTTGTTATAGGGCTTAATTTAACGTTACGTATATAATTATCTTTATTTGGTACTGCAAGATTAAATAATAAACTATCTATTGGTTCAACATCTATTAGTAAAAAGTATTTAGATGTTGAACGTACAACACAAACTTTTGAATATACTTCTTCTTGTGTTGCACTCAACTTCTTTAAACTATTTTGTATTGTCATTATGTTGTAATTATATTGTAATTATCTTGTCTAATTTAAATTTGTGAACCTAATTGTATTGTTTGAGTAATACCACCACCATTTGCATAACTAATTAATACTGCATCTACAAAGAATACATAAGTACTTTCATCAGATAATTCTTTTATAGTAATATTAACAATTTCCCCTGTATGAATAAAGGGCTTACCAAACGTAGTTATACTACCTTCTACTGAATTGTTATTTTGTTGTGCTAATCTTTCTTTTACTAACTTCTGACAATCTAAAACTAAAGTATTAGGTATTTTTATTTCAATAGTATTTAGATAATCTTTAATTGGTAATTCTGAATCATTTGAATATTGAATACCATTTGGGAAATCATAAGTTGCATATACTTTTACAACGCTATTATCCAACTGTGAACTTTGCATTTTAACTATTGTTTCTTCTATATCACTTTTTGTATTAGATAATTCTTTAGTTATTATTGCATATTTACTTCTATTATATGGATATTCAAATTGATATTCTTTTGTATGTTCTACACCTAATGGATATTTAGCACCACAATATAATACTTCACCAATGAAATAAAAATAAAAGTTATACTCATCTTTTAACATATTCAACACCTCACTCGGAAGTAGTAAATTACCTATTTTGAGATTGCTAAATGTAAATGTTATGTTTGATACTATCTTTATTTTTAAATCATTTAGTTTATTGCAAATATCATCTATAATATCATATAAAGAAGTATTGGAATATGTTTTAACAACCTTCTTAGCTTTCTTTAATAAGTACATACTATCTTGTATATTTATTACCAAATGTTCGTCAGTAATCTCTATATCATTTACATAACCAATAAATTGTATATCTTCACCATCAAAACCTAATTCTTTATCTGATATGTTATATCCATATTTTAATTCAACTTTAGCACCTACACCTATTGATTTGTCCTCAAAACCATAATAATTAAAACCAAGATATTTATTAGTACCTGCTCTCTTTATTATTGCATTATGTTTAGGTAACTTTATAACCAATGTATTTGTTAAGTTATTCAAGTTGTTATCAATATTGAAACCAATCATCTTTTTAATTATTACAGGGGAACTATTAAAAGTACTTCCAATAACATTATAAAACTTAACCTCAACTTCTAAACTATATACCATATTCTTAAACTTTTTCTAATGTAAATATATCGGTTTCTAATACTGCAATACAATTAATCTCGTATGCTACTATATTAGTAAACTCACTTGATTGTGCAATTTTATGATTAGCTAAAACAACATTATATATTTTAAATACATCATTTAAGTAAGGACTTATTATTTCTAATTCCTGTTTATATGCAAAAGCATCTTCTAAAATCTTAATACTTTCAACATTATACTTCCATAAACTATTACTTGAAAATATACCTATTATGTTTATATCATAAGTACCATTTGAAACAATTTCAATTATCTCACCATCTAAACCATTAACTTTTGTTCGTATTAATTCCTTATTTCTACTTATTGTAATTATTGGATTTTCTAATACGACACCTTCTAATTCACCAACACTCTTTTGTGTTAATGTTAAATCAATAGTTGCTAAATCTACACTATTTGGTAATGTAAATACTATAAATTTATCACCTATTGGAGTATTTAATTGAGTTGATTTAGCACTAATATCTAAATAACTTTCAGGGTGTAGAGCATTATCTTGGTACTTACCTGTTATAAAATCCTGTCTTGCAACATTTGCTGCTAATTCTTTTGTCCAATAACCTAATTCACCTACTTTCATCTTACTTTAATTTTACTTTAATTTTACTTTAATTTTATATTAGTTATATCTACTAATGCTTTAGTTAATGCTAATGTAACACTTTTTTCAATTTGTGCTGAACTTTCTGTAACATTCGTAGTATTTAAAACAATACCACCTTGTTCTACAACTTTATTAATACTTACTGATATATTAGTTATACTTCTATCAGTTTTCAAATTAATATCATTTGAAGTTAAAGCATTTGATATAGCTTTAGAATTACTTGAACCTCCACCACCTAAATCTGCTACTGTTGTTGGTGCAATTGTATTTATTGTATTCATAAACTTAGTATAATTTGCAACAGTATCCTCTAACATTGTAAATGGATTTTTAGAATTATTAAGAGTATCTAATAATACTTTATTTGCAATTATACTTTTTAGTTCTGTATTATACAACATCATACTTTCTGCACCTTTGTCAAAACTATCAAAGAATGAATTTGTTGTTTTACCTAAACTATTAAAACTACCTTCTGCTTTCTTAGTACTATCATCTATTAAACCTAATATTTCAAATAAATCTACAAAAGCATTTACAATAGGTCTTATTAATAACCAAACACCATATAAAGCAACTGATAAACCTGTTATAACTATTACTAATGGTGCAAATGCTAAAGCTGTTGTTACTGCTAAAACAGTCATTATTGTCTTTAAAACATTTGCAATTTCAACAGTACTTCCTAATTGTTTATTTAACCAACTAATTGTATCTAATATCAACCTCAATGGTGTAAGCATTACATAAAGAGTGTCAATTAAAACCTTTGCATAAGTATTCAAACTTATTACAACATCATTTATGAATGTAAATGTTCCTTTTATAGTTGTATTATCAATATTAAATGCTGTTGATATAGTTTTAACTACTTCTACAATATTACTAACTACTTCACTAATTATTGGTGCAATTATAGTTAATGTATCTGAAAAATTATTTATAAACGACTTTATTGAAGTTAATAACGGAGTTCCTATATCAGTTAATATCTTTTCTACTTTACTTTCCAATGTAGACCAAATACCTGCTAATGTAGTAGATTGATTTGCCATTGCATTAAAGAACATACCACCTGAACTTGTAGCTTTTATGAATGCTTTTGAAACCTCATCAGCACTAATACCACCTGCTTCCATTCGTTTAGTTAAAGTTAGCATACTTTCACCTGTTGTTTCTGATATTACTTTTAATGGATTAAATCCTGTTTCAACCATTTGTAATACCTCTTGTCCCATCAATCTACCTTTTGCAATAGTTTGACCATACGCTAAATTCAATCTATCAAATTTATCTTTATTACCTAATGCAACATCACCTAACATTCTTTGTGTTGATATAACATTATCTAATGTTATTCCATAAGATAATAATGTTTTAGCACTTTTAGTTAAATCAGATGTTGTTAAAGGTGTTTCGGCTTCTAATTTTCTAATGTCAGTTAATAAAGTTTTTGCTTTTTCAGCTGAACCTAACATAGTTTCAAATGCTACTGTATTTTGTTCTAATTCAGAAGTTGCACCTATTATACTTTTACCTGCACTATAAGCAGCTGCACCTACTACTGCTAAACTTGCACTAATAGCTACTAAACCTGTACTCAAACCTGATAATGACGAACTCAAATTACCAAAAGCTGATTGACCACTTGCTTGTAGTTGTGATAAACTTAATTGTATTGCACTCAATTGCGGACTAACTAAGTTAGTTAATGACGCTGTTATTGATATATTATTCATTATTCTTTTATCTATTAAGTATTCTATTTATACTATCAGTTCTATTTTGTATAGGATTACCATAATCAATATTACTATTTGTATTTCTACCATTACCCTCTTGTTCTAAACAATACTGTAACCCTGAAACAAGATTAGCCCAACTAACATCATCTAAACCTTCAATCTCTTCTTTTGTAAGTTTATAATAATATCTTAATTGAGCTAATGTTTTACATATTATATCTTCATTTGGTTTACTGCTTAATTTAGCTTCATTTAGTTTTTTTTTAAACTACCTGCTCTTTTATTAAGTATTTCACCAATTACTGCATTCATAGATAAGAAGTATTTGCTATCTTTTAATTCATCATCACCTGAAATCCAAAAGTCTTTAAGTACTAAATCAGTTGCATCTAAAGGATTTTTCTCTAATGCTTTAAATAGTAATCCTAAATCTGATATTTTAGGTTTTGTAATATTACAATTAAAACCATCTATTGAAACTGCTATTGTATTTCCTAATTTAATAAAATTTGCGGGATAAACTTTAAGTAATGTTTCAACTAATGTTTCGTATACAAATTCTTTTTTATCTTTGAAACGTTTACCTTCTATTTGATAAGTTTCGTCATCTAATATTTCATCTTCTCCTACTTCTATTGGAATACTTATTGTTGTTTTAATTATATCTGTTTTTATATCTAATAAAGATAAGAATAAATCTGAATCTTCAAGTATCTCTTTATCTCCTTCAACCCATAATTCTTTTATTAATAGATATATTGCACTTACATAATCGTTCTTAACCAATGATAACACTTTCTTTAATGTTGTTTTAGTTGGTATTTGTTTTAATATACATTCGTAACCACCATCAATTTCAATATCAAAGTATTTAATACCATCTTTTTCTAATTTATCTTTTAATGCTTCGTATTTCATTTTTATATGTTTTTTAATTAATTACTAATTCAATTTCTTTTTATACTATATACTATATTATTATACTTAGTTTCGCATTGGTTTAAAGTAATTATATGCCTATTTTGTGTTCAAATGTGTAAGTTGTTATAAATCAATAAATTATGGTTAAAAGTAATAAAATAGTTTGAATATAATTTACAAAAATCCCCTGTAATGAATTAGGTTACAAATAGTTATACATAATATAATTAACCTCTCTACAATTTGATATAAAAACTTTATTTGTATAATTGCACGTACATTAAAAAGTAATCAAATGTAACACGTTAATAAATGTTAATCATATCCTCTCAACCTCAACCTTATTTATTACAGGGGGTTTCTAAACAACAATAGATAATACGTAACACCTTATTTAGTTTAACCTACTAAGTATTACATATTATCTATCACTATCTACTTACTATCTATTTACTACTATATTTCGTCTTTACAAAACTTACTATCTTACCAACATTATTTAATATCTCGTCTTGTGTTACTGCTTTCCATATAATATTTGATACAAACAAATCTAACTTAGTATCTATATTCATATCTCCCTGATTAATGTCCATTCCATTATTCTTAATCTTACAACCTTTCAATATTATCGTTCTCGGCAATTTCTCTGAACTCTTATCTCCATCACTAAATTGTTCAAGGTTTTCAGTAAACATAAATGTTACATATATATCAAATAAAGGCAAATTCTGTAATATTCCATTAATTGCAACATCACCTAATACAAATAATTCATCTGCACTTAAAGTAATGCTTGCCTTAGGTACTAAATGTCCATATCCAATATTAGAACCATAAACTCCTGTTCCAAACAAGTTCTGAATATTCATACTATCACTAAAACTTATATTGGAAATTCCTATAATTAAAGCACCATTTATTAATATATCAATGCTACCCCAATCATAAGCTCTTCCATTAATTAAAACCTTTCTATTTGCAAGCATACCAATTACTATTTAAATTATTACTTACTTATATTGCAAATGATGAGGCAGTACCATAAGTTATATTGAATGGATTTAAATTAACCTCAACTTCAATATCCATATCATTTTGATTTAAATCAAATCTTGTACTGTCAATTGTGCAACCATTTAAAACATCTGCTACTATAATTGCATCTCCACTTCCGGGTTTATAAGATATAAGTATATCAAATGCAGGTAAATTTTGAACTTTACCATTTGTTGCTGCATTTATCAATCTTCGCATCTCATTCATTGATATCTTCATTTTACCTTCAACCGAAACATTACCAAATCCTTTACTTACAGGTTGTGAACCTCTACCATAATTCAATTTACTTTCTCTTGTTTCACCATAACCTATACTTGTTATTTGAACTATCTCCGAGTTTTCATTAACTGAACCTGTACTAAATTTAAATTCTATGGAAGCCCAATCATAAGCTATTCCATTTATAACCGTTTTATTATCTAAAATCATCTTATTATTCTTTTAATATTATTATTACTAAGCGTGTATTAAAGTATAAGGTTTATTTAAAGAAGGATATACTTGTAATAAATCTCGTATCTCACTTTCAATAACTTTAAATCCTAATTCAACGTCTACAAATTCAGCTGTTATAGTTGCTAATACATAACCACTTTCCCACAATTTAGATTGTTCTCTTGTAACTAATATTGTTATAATATTACCTGCAACAGTTAAAGTACCCCAATCTGAACCCATACCACCTGTTAAACTATATTTAGCAAAATTAACACCTTTATTACTTAATGTAACTAAAACATTTGTTGTATCAACAGTATCTACATTAATCGCTACACCTGTTTTATCAACAAAAGCAAGGGATAAAGCTATTGCTTCCCCTTGTCTAATACTATTTAATGTTGTTGCCATTTATTACCTTCTTTTTATAAAGTTGTTGTAAATGATATTTTAATTTCAATATTTCGTGCAGTACCTGTTGGAACTATTACAATTTCAATAACCAATTTGGAAGTAGTTAATATACTTTGTGCAGGATTTATATATATATCAAATGCACTAATCTCTCCATTTGCAACCATAATATCTAAAGGTTTTGAACAAATACCTTCTAAAAATAATAAAGTAGATGCTTCAACTGTACCATCTCTTTTAACTTTTATAGGACTATTCAATTTAGGTAACATTGCAATTCTTATTTTTCTTATTGATTTATCAATAGTTCTAACTTCGCTTATGTAAGCATAATCAGATGTTATTTTATCTGAAGTATGGTTATCATTAAAATATGTTCCTGCAATACCTATATGTTTAACACCAAAGATGTAACCTAAATCATTAACATCTGATAATTCTAAAGGAGTTAAATCTGAATATAATTGTCCATTACCAAAAGCAATAGTTTCTAATTCTCCACCAAAAGCTAAGTTAAATTTCTCAACCCAAGCAATACTTTCATTTACTTTTGACAATGCAATACAACCTAAAGCTACTCCAATTGCGGGTATTGAATTTGCTTCTGATGTATATAATGCAGCACCTACGTTAGCACCATCTTGTAATATCACAACCGAAACATTAGGACTAACTGTTGATAATGCTCTTAAATCTGCTAAATCAGTTACGTCTGCTGTTGCTTTAATATTACTACCATAAACAATACTCAATGGCATATTATTAGTAGCTAAAGTATTTGCAATACCTTGCAATAATTCAACACTACCCGAAGCATAAGTATTTTGAGTATTATAAACTCCAATTTGTCTTATCTCACCATTTGCGAATACTTGTACTGTATTTACTTCTGCAAATGTTAATGCAATAGGTGTTCCTAATTTAACTGTGTCATTGAACAAACCTATATATAAATCAACATTACCTGCTGTTCTAAAGAACTCGCTTATTTGATACCAATATTCTTTTACTAAAGTATTTGTTGAAGTAATACCTGTTAATTCAACATCACTTAATCTATTGAATTTTATAATTCTATTGGTTTCTGTAAATGTATTAACTCCATTTGCAACAAGTGTAACAGTACTTAAGAACTTTGCATCATATATTACAATACCTGAGATGTAATCAGTATCTCCTAAAGTTCTACCTAAACCACCATTACCTTTAACAAAACTTACATTATTAATCATATCTTCTTTTCTTTTTATGTTATTACTTGATATAAAAAAAGGAGGAGATAACGCTATATCACCTCCTTATTAATTATAAACTAACTTTAATCCAACTATTCTTTAACTAAACTAAATTAAAGCAATTAGGATTATGCACTTGCTTCTTCAACTATCGTTACAACACCTACTTCATCAGTTCGTGTTTTAGCTGCACCATATCTTGCGGCTGCACTAATTACGTATTGTAAGTAAGAAGGGTCTTTTCTATCTAAACCAAACATTTCAACACCTGAATTTGCTTTTGCAACAAATGAAGGGTGCCAAGCTATTGCAGCCATTTGAGTTGTTGCTGCTGTTGCTGCTGTTACTGCTAATTTTGCAGTTGCACCTGTATTATATCTAACTACTGTTGAACGTTTGTAAACATCAAATCCTGCAATTCTACCTACAAAGTTATCTGAAACTACGGCATTAGTTAATATATAACTATCTTTAAATTCAACCATTTCTAAAATGTCTGAATACAAATTACCATCTACTAACAATTTTCGGTTCTCTTGTGGAACATTTGCATTATCCATAATTCTTGCTGCGGCTCTTAAATCTGCAATAACCATTTTCTTTCTGTTACCTGTTTGGTTTGCTGCATAACCTAATCTTGCTGCACCTGAAGTTCTGATAATGTTAGTTCCCGGAGTATTAGCCCATTCGTAAGCTGTATAAGTACCAACTCCTGCATTTAAACCTGCTATAATATCTTCTGTATATGAACTAAGAATATCGTAAGAAAATTCAATGTCTTCTGTATAATCAACATACACTTGCGGAGATACTATATTAACCAAATTATAACTAACATCACTATCTGTTCTTTTAACTGCTGCTATTAATGGAAAACTTGGATTAATTAAAGCTGTTGGCATTGCACCTGCCATTGGTCTATGTACTGTTTTACCGTTAATGAATGCGTTATCATTCTTTGCGAAATTATAAAACTCATTTGTTGGGTACAAATTCTTTGTTATTTCTTTTACCCATAATTCTACATTTAATGCCATCTTATTTGTCTTTTTTAATTGTTATTACTTAATTTAATTCTATTGTTAATTAATTAGGTTGATTAGGTTGATTAGGTTGATTAGGTTGATTAGGTTGATTAAACAAAACTACTTCTTATATTAAGAAGCTAAATATTCGGCTTTCAATTTTTCAAATCTTAAAGGTTCATTTGTACTCATCAATTTCAAACCTTTACTATCATTTCGCATATACCATTCGTAATTCTTTTCGTTTGATACTTCTTTATTTGTATTTCTTATTTCATCAGTCAATCTTATTACAGGGGATTTTATCATACTCAATATAGATTTTAAATTATCTACATTAGAACTTGATAATTTTATTAAATCTTCTTTTTGTTCGCTTTTTACTTTACCTTCTTTTACCGCAACTTCTAAAATGTTATCTAATTCTTTTGTTAATATGTTACTTTGTAACGCTTGTAATTCTAATTCCACTTTCTTTTTACTATCAATTAAATCATTTAATTTAGATTTAACTAAACTCAATTCAACTGTTCCAAATACTTCGTTTACTACATCTGCTAATGTTAATTCCGTTTCTTTTATTTTAGTTACTTCTTTTTTAGCAAATTTATTAAACATTTCATTTACGTCTTTACTTCCGCCATAAGATAATTCTAAATCATTTGTATCGGCACTTAATTTAACATCTCCTTCACCTATAACTACCGCTTCCATATTTGCAGGTAAAGGTGTTATTGATACTTCTTTTAATAACATTTTTGTTATAACTAATACATCAACTTCATTTTCTTCGGTTACGTATGCTTCAATTATATCACCACCAATTGAAACACCTTTTATGTAATTCTTATTTACTTTGTTTGCTATGTCTTGCGAAAGTTCGTCATTATCAAATTCAGTTTCCCCTGTAAGTATTAAACCCAAAGCATCATTTTGCTCTTTATTTATATTTACCCATTTACCTAATACTTTTTCTGTATTGTGTCCTAACAACATTACAGGATTATCTTTAAATACACTTAAATCTATTCCACTTGTTAATACTTTTATCTTCCTAAGATTAACAACTTCTGTACTTATAACAAATACTTTATTCATATTATTACTTGTTTTTGATTATATACTACTACTTGTTTATTTTATTAATTTTACCATTTATATTTATGCAATTTTCGTTAAAATATCAATACTATTTAAATTTTGCATAATATATTGATTACGTGCAGAAATGTCCGCAAATTTGAAAATAAATGAGGTTTTACTTACTTTTAAAGTACTAAAATTATTCAATAGTTCAACTTTTTGCCTATGTAATGTTCCGATTTCATAAACTTCTGACCTAAGACTTTGAGGTAAATCATTATTACTTACACCTTCTAAACCTATAAATAACTTATCAACTAATTTTAAATAATCAATAGCTTTAGTCAAATCCTTATTGTTAGCCCTTAAACTACTTGAAAACTCACTACCTAAATATAAATCAACTGTAACAATACAGCTTTGCATCTTATTACTATGTTGTTTAAACTCCTCATTAGGTATTATATCTATCAATACACTCGGATATGGCATACTATCACTTTCTTTTGCATTTTCATATTGATTATTGAATAAGTCTATATGCTTAATATCAATAAACTTCTCCTTTATCATATATACTAAGAACTCATATATATATCCAAACATAACTTAACCTCCTTATCTTTTAAATATTACTTTAACCAATTTCTCAATCTCATCAACTATTATAACTCTATCTTCTATAATAAATTTACGTGAAACCATTTTAATAGTTCCTAATTGATGATAACTTGCATAACTTACATTATTATATATAGTTGCTGATGAGGTATTATAACTTGACTTAATACCCCTCTTCAATCTACCTGTTTGTATTAATGTTGCTCTTGAACCATCTTTTTTAGCTTCCCAATCATTATTAACAAAAGTATCATTAGCTTTTTCTAATAACACTCTTGCTAATTCTTTTGGTAAATTCTTAAAACCTGAGTCAATTCTATCTAACTCTCTTTTAAGTTTACTGTATTCCATTTTAAATCCCATAATAACTTTCTATTTAGCAAATTCAACTCCATATCTATCTTTCAAATAACTTTTATCAAGTGGGTACATTTTGTGTATCTCCATATCAACTTTTATTTGTTCTTCGGGTGCTAATACTTTACTTTTATCAAATACAAATTTACTACCTAATGGTAACATATCAATATTAATTAACTTAGGAATTACTTGACTATTTATACTAAATTCAACCTTTCTTAAATCACTATTTGTCTTTATTTCGGATTGTTCTGCGTGTGTTTCTGATTGACTTCTACTTGAACCACTTTCATTCAACATTGTAACACCTAATATTAATTTAGATACTTCTTTATTTACAACATCTATAAGTTTATCATATACATTAAAAGCATCTGACTTCTTATTCTCAATGAAATCAATAGTTTCATTACTATCAATTACAGCATAAGCAGATTTACCTAAATTCCTTACAAAATTAAACAATCTCTCTCTGTCTTCTCTTACATTAGAACTTGTTTTAGCTATTCTTATTGGCATACCAAATACTTCACTATATTCTGCCCAAGCACTTATTGCTGACTTCTTCCATAATATCAAAGGAACTACTGATTTCAATAAACCTAAATCATTTTTAGCTTGAGTTATTTCAAACAACCATTTGTAATAAATTTCTTTTGTATAATCTAAAGTTTCAGTTCCATTTGTATCAAGTAATACCAATTGTTTTTCAGGCATAACATTTAATCTATTCACCAAAGTAACATCTGTAATATTACCATCTACATAGTTATCAATTTGAATTAATGAATGTCCATACATCATACTATCAATTGCAAAACCAATAACTTTATTGAACCATTCTGTACTTATTACTTTTGTTAATTCTTCATTCACAACTCCATTAACCGTAATATTAAATGGATATTCCATTATCTTATCTTTCTTTAACTCAATTACAGATTGCAAATGATTATCTAACATAACATCTTTATACAATCTTAATAATGGTTTTCTATCAGCATTATATCCTTTAGCTACTAATTCTGCTAATGTCAATGCTTCTCTCCAAGTTCCAATTGTTTCTCGTATCCTATAATTATTTTGTTCTATTATCTTACTTGAAACTTTATTTCCTTCTCTTACTTTATTACTAAATAAACTCATAATACTTAATTTTAATATTGAACATCATTAACTTTAGTTTCACTACCATATAAACTTTCACTACTTCTACTATTAATAGGTAACACATTCAAAGGTATATTAGGTGCTATCTTACCTTTACTAACCTCATATAAATAACTAATAGCTTTATCATATCTTGTTACTCTTATTTCAGGTATAAAGTTAGGTGTTAGACGAGAGTGTAAATGATAAAGCATTATATCTACAACCAAATTTATTAAAAACATATTCCTATCATCACCAACTCTATTAAATACTGCATCTAAATTATATTTTGAACCTATATAACTATCTATTTCTGATATTGCAATAAGTTCTACTTTATTTAGTAATATATCATTATCTTCCGTTAAATCATCAAGCACATTAATCTTTATTAATGCTAAAACCTCATCTTTTAAAACAAATTTCATAATCTTAAATTTTAATTGTAATTAATACGACTGTGAACAAGTATCTTCTCCAATCATTGGTGCAAACTTACTTCTTCTTATATGTTCATTTAATTTACTATATGCAGATTGCATTGCATCTAAACCATCATCATTTTTTAAAGCAGGAAACGACAAATATTGTAACTTAAATTCTGTATAATCTAATGAATATACTATCAATTTATTAATATATATATTCAAATTCTCAAATACTGCACTCATACTTTCAATTCTTGCTTCTTTATCAGGTTTCTTATCTTTATCTTGTCTTATTGGTAAATTAAAACCTTTTTCTTCTGCTATCTTATCAAATTCTAATTGATGTAAATCTTGCATAAAATTAGCTTCAAAGTAAATACTATATGCTGACCTAAGTAATCTGTCATTCAATTCATATAGATATTCTATTACATTACGCATTGTTTGTTTTCTTAAATATATATCTATTATATGATAATCCTTATTTATAAAACCTATTGTAACTACTGATTTAAAATCACTATTCTTTTTCCAACTTGGGTCTAAATAAGATACTATATAATCATATTCATTTAATCCTCTTACATTTGTTAATTGTAACCATTCTTCTTTAAATACTGAACCTTCCATTATAGGAGTATTCATATATTCTCTTAAAAACCTTATCTTACCAATCTTTTGTTCAACTCTTAATAAATCTTCTTTTGTAAATCTATCATTCCAAACAGGTTCTCCATTAACATCTAAAGCATTTATCCTTATATGTCTAATTCCTTCAACCTTACTGAATAAATCTAAAACCATATTATGAGCAAACCTATTACCTACAAATAAGAACTTATACTTTGTTATCTCCATTGCATTAAATACATTCTGCATCAACCAATCATAATGACTTTTAACTAATTCTTTATTTCGGCTATGTTTATCTGTATCAATATCATCTACTATAACAAAATCAGGTCTATATCTACCATTCTTTAAACCTCTAATTGATTGACCTTTTCCTGCACAAGTAAATTTACAATTATAATTAGCAACTGTAAATTCACCTCTTGACCAACTACCATCTTTTCTAAATTCACTAAAATCTGCAATTAGTTGTTGATTTGTTTCTAATTCTGCTTGTAGGTTTATCAACTGCCTTACTGCACTATCTTTTGTATCTGATATTAGTACTACTAAATGAACTCCACCTTTTAAAAGATAATAGATTGGTGCAAATAAACTAAACACAGTTGTCTTTGCGTGTCCTCTTGGAAACTCTGCTAATATTTCACATTTATCTGCATCTAATTCTTTTATTAAATCTAAATGGAATTTACCTAACTTAGTAATAGTACCATCTTCTTTTACTGTATAATGTTTAAAGTAAGTATCAACAAATACTTGAAAGTTAGCTAATGCTTTTTCAACTCTTTCATCTCTACCATCATTATTACAATACCTATTTCCTGTTAATCTATTAGTTAAGTTATTATAATAGTCTTCTCTATCTTTACTCCACCAATCACTTATTACCTTTTTCTTTGCCATTAATCTCGTTCTATTTCTTTAAGTACTTTAATTATGTTTAGATAATCTCCTTTTTCTAATTGTAATTCATCTAATCTATCAGAAAGTTTATTTATGATATTGAGTTTAACTTCTCTTTTTGAAGCGGGCATTTCTAATGCTATTTTAATAGCTAATATATTACCTTCTTCTATTTTATCAATTAACTTTACTTTAGCTAAACTTGTTAATTCTAATAATTGTCTTTCATCAGCTTCCCATTTAGCAGTATTATATATCTCTCGGTAATGTTTAAATTCAGACATCTTAAACCACTCATATAAACTTTGGTGATGTATTCCGTTTTTCTTACATATACTTTTTATATCAGATAAACCCATAGTAATATCTACTATTACACTTTTTAGGATTGCTTCTTTTTCTTCAAAACTAATTAACTTTGATGCCATTTGTTGTTATTTTATAATTGTTAAACCTATAATTCAATTTCATTATCATCTTCTTCTATTAATAATTCTATATTTGCTGCAACTATTCAATTTCTAAATTAAGATGATTATATACTTTATTGTTATTACTTAATTAATTACTACTTTTTTATTAATATATACTATATACTAACTATCATTTAAATTAGTTGTTTATCTTTTAAAGTAATTTTTAATGTTCCCCTGTAAGATAATAGAACTCAAATACTTACATTATAATATTCAAATTTGACACAAATTTCACTCATAACTACTTATAAATCAATAAATTACAAGCTACTAAGATACTATCTTAGAGGGCTATAACTAACTAATTATCAATACTTTATACATCAAAATTGTGTCAAATTTGACTTAAATATAACAACTTATTGATTTCCATATTATTACAGGGGACTACTAAAAACACTCTTAAAATACTTAATTTCACATTTATATTTTCGCACACACACTACATTAATAAAAAAATAATATACATACCACAATCAAAATACATTACAAAAAAAAATGATTATTGTAACTAATCAAACCTAAATTCAATCAATTCCAATAATCATTCATTTTTTAAACCTCACTCACCGCCTATTATTCACCTCCACTTCTTCTTCTAAACCAACTTCTTATTCTACTACAACAATTAATAAACAAATCATAAATAACCACAATCCCTACAACAAATCCTCCTATCAAACTTAAAATAAACACTTGCCCACCTATCTCTACACCAACACTTCTTACCGTCTTAAAATCACTTGCAACAACACCAACTATAACTGCCAATACACTTATTGCAAACATAACACCTAACATCAAATCAAAATAATTTCTCTTTTTCATAACTCTTTTTATTTACTATTATTATTATTACCTTTAAACAAACCTTTAACAAAATTAACAACTTTACCAATACTACCTTTAAATAACCTTACAGTAGTACTACCAAATACAACTAACATAAACAATATAATCAATATTATAAACTTGGTTAATGCAATAACTAATTGATTAACTACTTCAGAACACCCTCCTGTAATAAATACAGCTAAACCAATCCCTAAATACATAATTAACATACAGAATACAAATACCAAATACATCTTCTGTAAATTCATACCACCTCTTTTCATAAAACCTCCTAACTTAACTAAAATCAATTTCACTACAATCTTTCTTTATCTTATTATACATCTTGGTTAATGATTGATGTGTAACTTCATAAGTCTTCATCATCTCTGTAATCGGCATATCCTCTTTTAAAAATACATCTATTAACGGATACTTTTTAATATTACGTTCAATCAATTCATCAACTATTCCTTCGTAATCAATATACTTACCACTTTTCTTAAATAAACTTACCATCTGTAAAGCACTTTCACTTGATATATTCCTTTTACGTTTATCTCTATTTGAATTATATGTAAAATACAAATTCTTTATTATCTGAAATATCAAATTGTTTATATTACCATCAATTTCAGGGCTTTCTCTAAAGAACCTCCAAAGACCATCTGCCGTTAATGTATCTATCACATCTTCATTAAATACACGCATTGAATGTAATATTGCAGTCATATTTTCTTTTACATCTTTAAATAACGGTATTAAATTCCTCTCACTTCTATCGGCTAAATATCTTTTATATCTTACTACTATTCTTGCTTTCAAAACATCTAAATCTACTTTACGTTTTCCATTATATTTCATAACTTATATATTCTTTTTTTCATATTCTTATTTCTTAAACCCTTAAACACTTACTTTAACAATCAGCAACTATTGCATTCTTAACTAACAAATGAACACAACACTTATTAATCTTCCTACCATAACCATTAAACTTACTATTACTTACTTTATTCATATCTGAACAAAATATATTATCCTCTTTAATCTTTAAATTATCAACTCTCCAAATAGCAAGTTTATTATCAGTAAATTTATTAATATATAAAACTATATTAGGTTTATTTAAACTCTCACTAATATCAAGTAATCCTTCTAACTTACCTAACTCTAATATCCAACCTTCATTCTTAAATGCTGTATGTGGAAATGCACGTTCTTTTATCTCAACAACATATGTTTTACCATCAGAACTATTAACAATAGCATCTGCTCTTGAAGTTTCATCTTCTATTAAACCAAGTACACCTTCTTCTCCAAACACTCTTTTGCAAACTTCTAATTCAACTTCTTTATACCTTTCCATAACAACATTATTTAAATTAATCCTTAACCTATTATAATTTTAGCATTACTTATTCTATAAACTTTAACTGATTTACCACCTATTGTAGTATTACTTAAACTTGCACTATAATACTTTATTATATCAGATGCTTTTGCTGAAATATTTAAACTTAAATCCTTATAAACCTTTTTAAATAATTCCTTTAACTCATCTAATTTAACAACTGAACCTACTAACTTTTCTTTACTATAACTATTTAATAATTTGAATACTTTATTATCAATATTTAAATCACTATTGTTTATTATCAACTTCCTTTTTATATTTGTTATAATGTATTTCATATCTTCAATACCTTCAAAACCTAATACATCAATAGCTTCTTTTAAAAAAGGATATTTCTTATGAATTGCATTTATACGAGCTTCTTCTTCTGTATCAAATGATGATAATGAAAAACATACTGATAATATTTCAACTTCTTTATTAACACTATTATTTTTATCTCGTAATTCTTTAACACAATCTTCAAACTTTTCTACAATATCTTTTTCAGAAGTAGTATATTTAAATGTAAATACATCATATTTACTAACTGCCATACCATTCTTGTAGTATTCTTTTATTAAATTCTCGCTAAGTACATCTTTCTTATAAAATTCACCTGTATTAACATTAACTCTTAATTGATATAAATGTTTTGTTATATTAAAATTATATAAGTCTAATGTTATCCTATCACTATTAAATTCAAAGAAACCACTATTAACATTTTTATCAACATATACTAAATTAACACCTGTAAATGCTCTTTTAGTTTTTTCATTAAGTTTGTTATAATCATTTATAAATTCTATACAATCAGCTTTATCTAATTCACTTTGAGTTTTAAACTCCTCGTAAGTTTGGATATTAGTATATCTTGTATTAGAGTAAACGTGATTAACAATTCCTAAATACTTTGAATTACGTATTCTACCTGCTATTTGTTGGAAACTTGTACTAATATCTATTAATGTATGTAACTTACTTGCATCTGAAACAATATATATAATACCATTTTCATCATATATATCACCACCTTCAAACATTGTAGAAGTTATTAAATTAATCTTCTTTGGTTCAATATAGCCTACTTCTCCTTTACGTACTGTTGGTAATTCACCTCTATCAATAGTTAATTCAGTTTTATTATTCTTACTATAAATTAGATTAGTATTTGTTCTATTTATAAATGGTAAATCATCTTCTTCTGTACCTATATTAACTAATTCTATTATACTTTTTATTATTGAAACACTATTTATGAATATGTAAATATTACTTTTGCTATTATTATTTAATGTATTAATTACTAAATCAGAAATACCATTTACAACATCACCAATATATTTATAAGAATTAATTAATACATTTACAGTATTAGACCAAATAGCTTCTACTATTGGTACATCTTTTAAAGCATTTAATACAAATGTATCTTCTAATACTGTTGCAGTCATAAAACAAAACTCTAAATATCTTTTATAGTTTTCTAATACTATATTAACAGCTTCACTTCGGAAACAATATTGAGTAAATAATATATGGTATTCATCAACTAATAATTTAAACTTACTTGCACCATTTGTAATAACTTCATCAATTGCATCTGTAACTTTTCCTAAACTATCATAAGTAACCATTATTATTACAGCTTTACCATTTGTTATAGTTTCACTTATTGATTTCTTTAATGAAGGTATTGTTATACCACCATAAAAAGCTATTATATTGTCGTGTTGCTTAACCTTATTCTCTATAAGTGCTATAAATGGAACAGCTATTACATAATTAGAACCACTATTTATTGCTACTGTTGTACCACCACAACCAACTTTACCTTTATCAAATATACAATTCTTTGGTAATCCATTTTTAAATGCTATTGAACCACCTATATAATTAACACCTGTTTCTATTTTAATTTTAACTCGTTCCATTTGTAATACTTTATATTAGATTTACTTTTTTAATTCTTATCAAAGATAGTAATTAAATATGTAAGCCGCAAATAAAATGTACTTTATTTTTTTAATTTATAAAAAAAAAGACTAAATAGTAATAATCAATTAGTTATAAAAAAAACTGATTAGTTTTTAGTTAAATAGCGTTAATTTTAGTTAATATTGAAAGTTAATTGATTGATAGTTAGTATATTTAGATAAAAAAACAATATTTTTCTTATATGTATGGAATTAAAAAAACTGATTTTTAGGTAATTATCAAGTAGTTAGCAATTATTAAAAAAAATTCAGTTTTTTAGCTAATTTTTAGTTAATTTTGAAAGTTAATGTGTTGATACTTACTATATTTAGATAAAAAAAAAGACTAAATAGTAATAATCAAGTAATTAATAAAGTATTGAGTTATAAGATATTATAGAAATAGGGTTGTAACTTATTGTAGTATAGTAATTTATATAGGTAATTAAAAAAAAAGTACTTTGTTTAAAAAAATGTATTTTTACTAATATGTTATAAATCAATATAGTAATATTTTAACTAAAAAGCTAAAGTATTGATTATTATATATATTAGATAATATTTTTAAAATATCTATTTAAGTACAGAATTAAAAAATGTCTTAAATACTTAAATTTAAGTAGTTATATAATTATATAAATCAAATAGTTATAAGTGTGAAATTAAGAAATTCATATTTTAGTTATAATCAATACATTACATAACTACTTAAAACCTAATTTATTACAGGGGAACTTCTTAAAATTTGTTAAAATTCATACAATACATATAACTAATTGATAATTAATATATAATACATAACTAATTGATAATCAATAATCATATTACAACAATTTATTTATATCAAAGTAACAGTTAAAATCAATTCTTTGCCTTATTTTATAGTGCAATTTCAACAAAAATATTAATTGTGTACTTACTTATATTAAAAAAATAAACTCTCTCATTTAATCAATATTTCACTATAAAACATAAAAAAAACGAAGCCGTTATTTGCTTCGTTTTGATTGATTTTAACCACTATTTTTTTTAGCTTTACTTTGGTATTAATTAAGTTTTTTAGTAGTACACTACTATTGTTTTTACGTATATCTTAGTGTTATTAAGGTAATTCAATTAAATTACTCATAAGTTAAAAATATAGATTTTTACACTTTATAATAACAACTTCTTTTTTTAGTATTTATTATAAACAAGACTTTGAAATCTTATTTTAACTATATACTTTATCAGTTACTATTATTAAATATATTATTAAACCTATTATTAAACCTATTATTAACTATTCAAAGTATTTTAAGTAATTTATTATAGTTCCCCTGTAAGATAATAAAAAAGAATTAGTTATACTATATACTTTGTCGCACTTAATAACAATATATAAACTATTAAATACAACAAAGTATAAATCAAATCCTAATAACAAATTCTAATAACAAATCATTAAACAAATCTTTAAACAATATATGAACTTATAAATGTCATTGTTATTACTTCATTTGCATTAAATCCCGCATTATCAAATCTTTTAATTATAAATGTACTTGGTGTATTACTATCAACTTCTAATACAAATAAAGTATTTGTTCCATTAACAGTACCATAAACTAAATATTTACTTCCACTAAAAGGTAATACAAATGTATCATCTATTTGATATTTCAATCCTAATGTTAAAGGACTTCCCATTGAACTATTTAAAGTACTTTGAAACTTCAAATTTAAAGTATTCAACTTTTCATCTTTTAATATATATGCTGTATATGTATCAACATTATAATAAACATTACCACTATATAAACTTGCTGATTGTTGAGTTACTGATTTACTTGTTTTAACTTGCTTATTAATAAAACTATCAACTGTTTTTAAAAATCTTACTCCTACCCAAGTTGCAGGTGTTGATGTTAATACCGCAGTTCTATCAGTATGTATATTATGAATACTTGTATCTTTAAATGTTAAAGTAAGATAATCAACAATATTTAAATCCCAATATAATGCTTCTGCATCTGATTGTGTAGCTCCTGCAACTAAAGGTATACCACTTACACCAACAACTTCAAATACCTCATCATTATAATATATTGCACCCTGACTTACTGCTAATGTTGGATTTGGTGAACCACTATTTGTAACAACTATTTCACAACCATATAATATAATTGCAGTATTTGAACCTGCTAAACCCTTACATATAGAACTAACTAATTCTTTACAATTAGTTTGTATTAATTCTAATGTATCAATTCTTAATGGCATACCACCATTTATTCCTGTTATAAACTTTTTCATATCTTATTCTTTACGTATTTTATATTTACTTGTTATTTACTTGTTATTTACTTTATTTTACTACTGATTAATAACTAACTATTGAATAACTATATCCTGCTAATTTATATGTATTCAATATAGTTTTTATATAATCTAAATTAGTTATTGCAATTGGAACGTGTACTATAAAATCAATATTATCTACAATAAGTTCTATATCTAAATATAAATAAGGTTGTTCAAATCCAACATTTAATTCTTCTGATGAATTAAATACATAAACTTGAGTATCATTTAATATAGTATTTGCATCAATACCATTATTAAATATATAATATTCATCTTTTCTTTCACCATCTTCTACCCAAATACTACTGATTATATCAATAGGGAATGGAAGACTATAATAATCGTTTAATTGATGTTCCAATGATAAGACCTGACCTGTATGTTGCAAATCATATAATGTCTTATTTCTATATTCTTTAAAGTCATTATAAATAACTTTTATCGGATAACTAAGAGCAATTAACCACTGATAAGAATTACTTGTAGTATATACTTTGTCTTTAAATACAACAGGTAGTAAATGCTCAAGTAACTTATTTATTGAAATAATAGGTATCATCTTAATATTTTTTAGTATAAGTAATAGTTGTTGATAAAGGATATGCTACATCTACATTACAGTAACCTGCAACACTTGTATAGTAATTATCAAATTGAGTATATGCGTTTGCACCATTTTTAGCATAACCTGATATAAATCTTACTGCTTTAACTCCATTTACAGATTTCATTAATACATTTAAAGCATTTATATCAAGTTCACCATTGAAAGGTATATTTGATATATAATTATTAACAGCACTTTCTATTTGAGCTTTAACAATAGCTTCATCTATTATTGGATTATAGAATACTTCGTAATTCAATTTTAAATCATCAGCATTTAAATTATATATTACTACTTGTGTTCCTGCAAATTTAATACTATTTACATAAGATTTAAATGCTTCTAATTCAGGTACACTTAATATATCAATATCTAATCTTCTTACTTTTAAATAAACTTTACCACCAAATTCAATACAAGCTGAATGTTCTATTATTTGTTTAACTATATCTAAAGTTGCATAAGATATTGCATAAGTTATTGGGTCTACTACTAATGTATCACCATATTGAAATTCTTTTGCCTTACTTTCCCACCAAGTTAAACTACCAACAAATGAATTAGCTTTAATTGTTTCAACTTCTACTTTAAACAAATCCCATAGCTTCTCTTGTGTCCATATAACTACTGCGGTTGTATAAGCCCATAACTTCCAAATAGCAACTTTACTATTACTTGTTAAACGAGTTAATAAATCTTGTTCTGTACTTAAAGTACTTGTACCATCTTCATTTAATAATTTGTATTTCAAAGTTGGTTGGTTTGTCTTTTCTACTATTATCTCCTGATATATAGTATCTATTGTTCTTGCCATATTACTTTCTTTTATTTTATATTGTTAATTATACAATTTCTTTTATTAGATTTAATATTAGGTTTAGTATTAGTTATCTTTGTATATTTGCATAACCTCCAAAAGTACTATTTACTTTATTAATACCATCATTCTTTTGTCCTTCGTTATCCATTAATCTCTTTACTACTTCTGAATTTAAAGCTAAACTAATTGAAATCTCTTTAAATATTGCTGTATTTTCTGATACTAATGTTAAGAATATGTCATTCTTTTGTATTAAATACTGATTAAATGCTGATGTTACTGCATCTTTTTCAGCAGTTAGTTTTGCTACAATTGCATCTTTTTCAGCATTTAGTTTTACTGATATTGCATCTTTTTCTGTACTTAATCTTAATGTAACCTCTTTTAATTCTGTTACTGTTGCCTCGTGTCTTTTCTTATAATCCTTCATAAAATAGAAGATTAAAGTAATCATAAGTAATGAGAATAAACCTAATATTCCATAATTCATAAGACTACCAAGATTTGGTAATTCCATAACTTCTGTAATCAACACACTTCCGTAAATCATCTTTATTATTATTAATTGTTAAACTTACTATATCTATTGAATCAAATTGTTTTTATTACTATATACTATTAATCTCTTAGTTATTTACTAATTATCCCCTGTAATAAATAAGGTTTTAAACAATACTATGTTTCAAATTCTCATTTATTACAGGGGAATATAAGCAAAGTAATAAAAAACCTTTTGATTAGTCTTTACTAATACTTAAACCTAATACTTAAACCTAATACTTAAACCTAATACTTAAACCTAATACTTAAACCTAATTAAAATCAATATTAAAATCATTATTATAATCACCAACATTTAAATTAAAATTAGGATTAAAAGATACTACTTTATAACCTTTCTTTAAATAATAATCTGTTGTATTATTCTTAATATAATTAGTATTTATAATACTTGGTAATGTATCAAATTCATTATAACTAATACCTTGCTCTACTAAAAACTCAAACATACTATCAATTGAACCTGTATTAGTCAATAAGAAATCTAATATGCTTTGTTCGGGTAACCTCCTTATGTTTGTTTTCATAACTTTATCTTATTGCATCTATATTAATTTGTCCGTCTTTAAATTGAATATCATTTACTATAAAGCCATCTAATTCCAAGTTCTTTTTTATCTTAGTCTTCATAGTTTGTGTCCATCTACCATTTGTCATTTCTTTAACACTAACTCCAAAAGTAGGGTGTTGTTTTATATGTCCTTCACTATTCAACAATATTAATTCTATGTCTTGTTCAGTGCTATCTCCTATCTTAAAATCAAAACTCTCTACACCTTCAAATAACAAATCATAATCCTCATCTAATAATATATCTTCTGACTTTTCCATAATTAAATCTTTCTTCTTTTAGCTGAAATATAAAAACCATTAACTTGTAATGTAGCAGCAGCATCACTATCAAAATAAAGTTCAGCAGGATTGTTTAAAGTTCCTTCATTACCAATATAAAAAGGTACTACTTTTATAATGTTATATGTTCCAACTACTTTGAAATACGAACTTCCTAATGTTAAATTATAAGGAGTTCCACCTATATCAAAAGTCATAAATCCATTTACTATTTGATTATTTGCAGTTGTTGTTACTATATAATCAATTCTTAACATAACTTCATCACCTAAACTTAATCCACTAAAATCAAATTGATTAGTTGTAGTGTTCAATAAATCAGTTATACCAAATGGAGCATATAAACTTGTTGTATAAGCACCTGCACCATCATTTAATACTTTCATATTACCTGATGTATATGCTTGAGTTGTACCTGAATGATTATAATCAAAGAAACCATCTTTATTAACTAAAGCCAAAGGATTAGTTAATGTACCAACTCCACTAAAATCAGTTGTTGTATTAACACTTGATAAGAAACTTCCTTGTAAAGATACAGCATTTTGTCTATTTCCTGTCAATTTAGTTGTTCCACTTATTACCCAATTTCCACCTGTAAATCTAACTATTATCTTTTGAATAAAAGCAAATTCACTTAAGATAGCATCGCCTAATATAACACTATCAATAGTTAATGCTTGAATAGTAGATAATGAACCACTTGTTGATTGTGGTTGTATAAATTGATATCTATATGCTTGACTACCTGAATCACTTGTTGTTGGTATAGTTAATACAAATATAGCAGCATAACTATTATTCGGCATTAATGTTTGTATCCAATTACCACCTGTAAATTGATTATAATAAGGATTATTTGTTAATAAAGCAATTATATCAGTAGCAATTGTTGTAAAAGTAGTTACTCCTGTACTTGTTAAATATCTCAAGCAATAACTATTTGTATTTAAAGCGGGATTATTTGTTGGTAAATCCTCATCATCAATTAAACAAGCACTTATGAAAGATCTTCTGTTTGCGGCAGTTGTTGATGCTAATACATAATTACTAAAATCACCTCCACTATTTCTATATGTTCCAATAGTTTCGTGTAATTCTTTATGTGTTTGCCAACTCATTAATGAATGGCATTCTCTTAAAGCAAATTTATCATTTGTACTATAATAAACAAAAGCAATTTGAACCATATTAAATGTCCAAACAGTTTGACTCCATACAAAAGAACTACCATTGTAATATAAATACCAAGTTCCATTTGTTGCTGTATGTGCAGTTGATACCCAACCTGATACTAAAGCATCTATTTTAACACCTCTCCAATAAGCATCCACAGTTCCTGTTAAAGTAATAGTCCTATTTGTACTATCATAATTAATAACAACTAATTCAGGGCTTACAAATCCTGTTGGTTCTTTTGTTAAAGATGATGGATTTACAAAATTAATATTACTTGCAGTAATAGTTCCTGTTAATGTTAAATTATCTTTTAATTTATGTTCCATTTCTAATTCTTTTTTTAATTATGTTAATTATTCTAATTTCTTTTTATTAGGTTTTGTTATTAAGCTTTGTTATTAGATTATGTTATTAGATTATGTTATATATCACTTGCCAATTAACTCCATCTGATATTATAAATAATGTATCATTCTTTTTATATAATGTTACAGTTAAAACATCATCTATTAATTGACTAAGTGTTGTACTAATTAAAACATTACCAATACCATTATCTACTTTCTTAATCATAAATTCTTTACCTTTTCTATTTAAAGCTGATAATAATGTAATATTTATTATGCTTGAACCTGTTGTAACTAATAACGTATGATTTACAATACTTGGTGTTTTATCAGCATTAACTAATATTGTATTTGAAAAAGAAGTATTAATATCATCTTCAAATAACTTTAATATATCAAAACCTGCGTTACTTCCTGCTGTTAAGTTTTTCATTATCTTAGATTTGTTTCTGCTACTGTTAATAAATCAATACAATCTATTGTCTTTCTATAACCATTTTCATCATAAGTCATAACAATAGTCATTACTTTCTTTGATTGTGGTAAAGTTAAACCATTTTGATAAAAGTCTATTGTTAGTATTTTACCATTTTCATCTCTTGCAACTATATCAACTGCATCAAATTTATATTGAAGTAATCCACCAAATTCTGAAACTTTATTTTCAAAATCATAATTATAAATTCTTTTTGACATATACTTATGTATTTCTTTTGTTTTACTTGTTATTTACTATATCAAATTGTTTTCAAATTGTTTTTCAAATTGATTTAAGTAATTAAGGTTCTTTTTTAAATTCCCCTGTAATAAATAAGGTTTGATAAGATATATAATACAACTTCTTTCTTATTTATAGCTTTACTATCTTTCTACTACCTTTATATTATATATCTTTTAATACATCTTCTACTTAAATACTGTATATATTATTATCAAACCTCATTTATTACAGGGGAATTACTAAATGATACCTTAAATCTAATTAATTAGAACCATTAGCATCACCTATAATAACATATTCAATAGGTGGTTCTAAATAAGTTTCTAAATCACTTGCAAAAGGTATTTGAGAATTAGGATTTCTTTCAATAAATATCCAATCATTTATGTAAGGTACTATACTTTCACTTAAATCACCTTCTTCAATACTATTAACATAAATAATTGTATTGGTTTTTTGTACTAACCTATTAGGTTGTTCTGTAACCATTTTATTTAATAAAGTTAAATAAGAAGGATTACCTAATGCCTCGTTACTCTTAGTATTATTAATAACCAATCTGTAATTCTTTAAAGGATAAATCCAATTATAAACTCCTTCTTCTATTACATAATTAGCAAATAATTCTTTTTGAAGTTCATTAATTACTAAATCTGTAAAATTAACAGTTTGATTTAAATAGTCTTCTAAATTAATAGTTGTAAATTCGTGTCCTTTTTGTTCTATTTTAAATTCTTTTTTAACAGAACCTATTTCATCATAAATAATAGTTTCATATTTAGTATAAACTACTCTATTATTATTGATATCTATTTTATCTTTGTCTTTATCTATTCTGATAAAATGACCTGTTTCTTTATTATTTAATTGTTTGCTCATATTTCTTTATTTATATTATTTGATTTGCTATTAATTGTGTGTTTGTTCCATTATCAATAATTGCTGATAAACTTCTGCACCCTATTATAATTACTTTATCAGCAGTATTATTAATTGTAATAGTTCCTGTTACATAAACATTATTTAAAGTACAAGTGCCTGTTATAGTTACATTACCATTAACTACTGAATTTTCTATTAAACCTGAACTAAAAGTAGTATCTGCATTATAAATTCCACTTGCTATTATAG